TCTTTGACTTTTCGAATCTTAGCGGCATCGATATTTCGTATTTCTTGGATACCCGCCTTTATATTAGACTCGTTGACGAGCAAATGATGAACAATTCGACCATCGATGTACCACGAACGGAACATCTCATAAGCCAAATCGTTAAACTTTAACATCGAAACTATTTTTTCAAACTCTTCGGTGATTTGTTTTTTGATTTTATCGGGAGCTTTTACATCGTCTAGTTTCAATTCAACAGACGACTCTAATTCAGATGTGACGATGGCTTCGTTCACAATTTCATCAATCGCCATATCGACTTCAGGATTCATAGACACGCCACGATAACGCATTATAAGTTCTGAATTGTCTTTGGATTGATCTTCGCCAATGTTTACATATTGACCGTAATGACCCGCGCCTGTACTAATATAACCAGCGCCATCGGGGTCGGTAGGAACAACAACTGAAGGAAGCATCTTTTTATCTTCTTTCTTTGTTGCTCTTTTCAGTTCGAATCCGAACAATTTCAATAAAGAGTTGTCAGCGTCAGCCATATAAATTCCTATGTCTTCCTAATTTACAAAATAAAAAAGTCTTGATGAGATCATCCCCATCAAGACTATTTATCGTAAATTAAGAAGTTGTGTTTGATTCCCAGTACTGGTAAGCAAACGAAACATCAAATGTTTCGATCTCTGCGCCTTGATCGTAAGTCAAAGCAATTTCCGTTACACTTTCGGGGAATGCTCCTCGAAAATTGTATCGTTTAATTACAGACTCGTCTCGATCAAGTTGATCCACAATAAGATCTACTTGATAGTCAGCGGGGTTTGTCAGTCCAGTGTTAGCGCTGTGAGCGTTGATGCCGTTCATCCAACGTTCCATCGGATCACGAACCTCAAATCCAGTATCGTTGAGAATTGTGACTGTCCATGATTCGAATGTGCGATCACCTCCCACCTTCAGCATACGACCTCGAAAAGGAACTTCGAGAGTCGTCACAGTTGACCCAGGTAGGTTGGCCGCTCGACACATGAAAGAGGAAAGTTCAACATCACCACCAGCATAAGCGGGATAGTTTAGCGTACACTTGAATAGATTTGATCTCGCGCCACCACCACGTAGTTTTGCTTTGAAATCATCGACTCCTAAAATCGTCATTTTTTATTCTCCTTTATACCAGACCAACAACTTCATCAAAGTCCACGCCAGTTCGAACCGCTACGAAACTTAGAGTGACGTAGTTGATAGAACGCGCGGGTTTGATGTAGATATCGGCGATGAATTGATTTGTGTCGATTATTTGTGGTGTATTATTAGTCTCGTCGCACACAACTCGGAAGTCGGTGATACCACGTCTTCCCTGAATCTCTCTCAAGAACGGTTCAACAATATTCACAAACTCGGCGCGCGTGAATTCATCGTTGAATTCAAACATAACTTGCTGTGCCGCTCGTTTGATCGCCCTTTCCATAACCAAGAATAGTCGACGAACGTTGATACGATCAAACGCCGAAGGTCGAGACAGTTTAGTCTTGTCGCCAAACAATAGGATACCTTGACCAGGAAAATTCACGATAGGGTTCACACCCGCCTTATATAGAGCGTCTCGTTGAGATTTAGACGGACTCCATGCTAATGTCGACGCCCCAAAATATTGACCTCTTCGCGACCCTGCGGGCGAGAACCAAGGAGCAGAAACAAAGTCGGTTGCTGCCATGATACCTGCTGTTGAAGAAGCCGCTGGAATATACACATATTCGTCGCTATACTTATTGTAAACTCTGAGGTAGTTATTATCCACTACCAAGTAAGAAGAGGATGTCAATGTGTCAGCCCATGCTATAATATTATCTTGGATAGTTGTGACATTTAGAATATTCACGACTCCACCGCGATGAGGTGAAGCGATAACAATACAGTCTTTTCTCAAATTCTTAGCAGTTGTCACAAGGTCATCAACAAGATCTTTTTGATCAGATGCGGCCGAAAGTCCAGGCGCAATCAAGAAGTCGACCTGAATAGCATCAACGTCTTCATACTGATCAAATCCAGTCAAATAGGTTCCCTTTGATAAGCCCGCTGTTGTTTGAGCGCCGCTTGTAAATCGTTTTGTATAAACTGTTCGATCGGTGACAGAAGTGCTCACAAAGTTTGCTGAAGTGAACGAGGTGGGTTTTCCTGCAGGCAGTGCCGCGGCCCACACATATGATGATCGAGAGTTCAAAACGTCTAGTACAAAGTTGGTGTTACCTTCGGCAGTCTTAGCATCACTAGCAAGAGAAACGTACGGAAATGTTTCTAATACCGCGCCGACAGTACCGGTGAAATCTCCACCTTTGTCGATAATCGCAACGTGAACTTCGTCAAGCGCGCTTGAAGCACTATCTGCTCTCGCCTCAACGAACGCTGATGTTCTTGGCGCGTCATCAAATAATGATTTGTACGCCCATCCAGAAAACGCGGAATCGCCTGACGTGGCAGGACAAATAGAAACCTCTAGAGAGTTTCCTGCGACGCCTGGATACTTAGCGATTAATCGATTTGTTGATGCGAGAGCGACCTTTTTTTCGTTCCAATCTGTGATGTTCTGAACGAGCGTTCCATCCGCGTCAGAATCTACAGCGTTTAGATGTACGCTTGCGTCAATACCGCGCGTGACATACAGACTTCCAGAATATTTGAGAAAATTAACCGCAGACAAGAAGTCTACGCTGTTGCTGCCCGCAACAAGAGTCGGTGATCCGAAATTCGACACAAGTTCCGCTTCGTTTCCGACGAGAACTGGTGAATTTCCTGGACCCCAATTATAATCTCCAACTGTAGCGCCTGTTGAAGAAGTGACCGCAGGCACAATGCCCGATAAATCGACTTCTCTTACTACTACTGCGGGAGACTCTGATGGTAAAAATGCCATAGTCGTGTCCTTTTTTTATTAGCATGGATAAGGTATCATAATACGAAATTCGTCAATACACTTATTTATAAGATATTGCTTTTCAACTATACCAACTAACAAGGACGATTCTATGTCCCTGTTCCACTAATGATACTCCATGCCGAGTGCCACTACCGTATAATAGACTTTCGCTTGGAATAAGTTTTGGCGTACAAGGAACCTCGGACTTTCTATGAACAGAACCAGTGCGAGTCACATAACTGCCCTTTGGTGTTGGCAAGTCAAAGTGTTTATCCCACACTAATGTCTCGCCACCAATCAGATCCTTTTCTTCAAGTAAAGTGATAACAGTTTTTGTGACCTTTCCGATGTTGTCTGTGTGTACTCGAGTCCAAGAATAAGGAACGTATTTTAGAAAATAATGTGTTTCGTTTTTATATCCATAACGATCCTTCATATAAGAATCAATTGCCTTCAGGGCAGGATTGTCTTTGTTTTCGATTCGAACGGTTCTTTTTTCAACTCCAAATAATGAGTAATCTTGATGAGCATATCGGATTGGAGTTTGCTCATATAAATCCCACGCCGATTGGAACTCTTCTTTTGATAACAATTTCTTTTTGTAAAAGTTGTGCATCAGTAGTAATCATTCTGTTCGAATGGAATATGCCACGCCCGATCTTTTAATTCCTCGCTCATCTCAAGTTCGTCGATATAGTCGCTGGCGTCATCCACGAAACCAAACGGCACAATATCGTTTTCGATCTCTTGCATACGATTTTCAAACATAAGTTGTTTTAGGTTGATATCGGTCATATCAGAAAAGTAAGAACTTGTGGCGAAGTAACCAAACATAACTAAATTCATCATCAGATCGTCGTGGTTTCCCTGACTTGCTTCATAAGATTGACCTTTCGCAACAAACGTGGATATTTCGAGAATTGTTTTCTCGTCATATATTTCCAACTTACCCTCTTCAAGTATATCTTTTATGCCCGAACAACCCAATCGTTTTGACTTTCGTGTAATCTCAATTCCCATCTTATTCTTTGCCGCAGACTCAACGTGCATATTTTCATATTCAAGATCGAGATACAGACCGTTGCAAACAAGAGTACCTTGATCGTTTGATTCGATTACAACATA